TCGACCAAAATAATGATGAGCCATCATCACAACAATCGGAAATTAGTCATTTAGCACCAACAGAAGATGATGATTCTCCTTTAGAGCGACCAGATTGGTGGCCTGAAAACTTCTGGAAAAAAGATGAATCAGAGCCTGATTTAGAAGGCATGGCAAAGTCTTGGACAGATTTACGCAAGATGATTAGCCAAGGCAAACATAAGGCACCAGAGGACGGAAATTATGATTTTGCAGCATTTGGTGAAACACCAGATGATGACCCAGTAAAAGGACACGTATCAACATGGGCTAAAGAGTTTGGCGTAAGTCAAGCAGCTCTTGATGCTTTAGTTGGCCCTATTATTGAAATGAGTGGTCAACAACAACAGCAAGTTAAGTTTAATGCAGAGGCTGAAAAGAAAGCACTTGGCCCTAATGCTGACGCAACTATCAAAGGCGTTACTCAATGGGCTGCTGGCTTAGTGCAAAAAGGTATTTGGGGTAAAGATGACTTTGAAGAATTTAAAGTTATGGGCGGCACTGCTAATGGCATCAAGGCTTTGATGAAATTGCGTGAAGCATACGAAGGTAGAATCCCAACTACATCAGTACCAGTAGAAGGTATGCCATCTAAAGAAGAACTATTATCAATGGTTGGCGACCCTCGTTATCAAACAGACCCTGCGTATCGCAAAAAAGTAGAAGGAATGTACCAGCAAGTTTACGGTTAGTATCTCCGAAGCAGGACTTAGACCCCTTAACTGGGGTCTTTTTTTGCCTGCAATAATAAATATTTTTAATTAAACAGGCAAAGACTATTGTTTTTTCTTATCGTCTATGGTATAAAGCGAGTACGGCATATCACATAGTGACCCGTAACACAAGTATTCTTGTCGATTGGCTAACGTAAGTAGCAAGCAATGGCCCGTTCCCACGGCACACCACAGCACAAAAACTTTTTTATTAATTCGTTATTAGGAGACACAAAATGAGTATTGCATTATCAAATTCATTTGTAACCCTATTTGACGCAGAAGTTAAACAAGCATACCAAGGTAAAGCAATGTTGGTAGGTGCTGTACGTCAGCGTCGTGGGGTAGAAGGTTCTACAGTTAAATTTCCAAAAGTAGGTCGTGGCGTTGCTACACCTCGTATTGGTCAAACAGATGTAACACCATTAAACGTTGGTTTCTCTAACGTTACTGTTACAATGGAAGATTGGATTGCTGCTGAATACAGCGACATTTTCAGTCAACAAAAAGTAAACTTTGATGAGCGTAATGAGCTTGTTCAAGTGTTAGGTAACGCTATTGGTCGTCGTCAAGACCAAATCGTTTTATCTGCATTGGCTGCTTCTGGCACATCATTGACAGTTGGTAACGACGTTGGTGGCAATGACACTAACATGAACGTAGCTAAACTTCGCCAAGCTAAAGGCTTGATGGACAAAAACAACGTTCCACCATCAGACCGTCACATTGTTATCCATTCAAATGGTTTGCAATCATTGTTGGCAGAAACTGCTGTAACTAGCTCTGACTTCAACACTGTAAAAGCATTAGTAAACGGTGAACTAAACACATTCTTGGGCTTCCAATTCCACGTAATTGGTGACCGTACAGAAGGTGGCTTGGCAATCGACGGTTCATCAGACCGTACATGTTTTGCATTCCACAAAGATGCTATCGGCTATGCAGAAGGTATTGCACCAAAAACAGAAATCAACTACATCCCAGAGAAAACATCTTGGTTAGTTGCTTCTATGTTATCTGCTGGCGCTACTACAATTGACGCAGAAGGTATTGTGTCAATCGTTGCTCGCGAATCATAAGGAGATATAACATGGCTTATTCAGCAACTGGTTTTTCAACAATTGGCGCATCTAAAGCTGGTAACTCACCAGCACTTTACGCTTACAAAACAGCAGACACTATTGCTGACGTTAATACAAGTGGTTACTTCAACACTTTGGCTAACGTTCTTAGTGTAGGCGACTTAATCTACTGCGTAACATCAACAGGTTCAACTGCTGTTGCTACTTTAGTTTACGTTGTTTCTAACGCTTCTGGCGTTGTAGACGTGAACGATGGTACAACATTAGCTAACACTGACAGTGATTAATTTGTTGTAACTGGCTACCCTGCCGTGTGGTGGGGTAGCTTTTATTATATGTAGGGGTCGATATGGCAGCAGGTGATTCAGCATTATCAATTTGTTCTGACGCATTGTTAATGCTTGGTGCTAAACCAATTTCATCTTTTAATGAAGGTACAGATGAGGCTTCTGTCTGCGATGCTTTATATCCAAACATTCGTGACCAAGCGTTAATGGTTTATCCTTGGAGCTTTACTTTTAAGAAAGTACAGTTAGCACGATTAGTAACTACTCCAACAAACGAATACAAATACGAATATCAAATGCCTTCTGATAGGCTAGGCGCACCGAGAGCTGTATATGATTCAGCATCTGTTGGCGCACACACAGTTACAAACTACCGAATTATGGGTACTAAATTGCTAACCAACGAAGAAAAAGTTTACGTTGATTATCAATACCCAGTAACAGAATCTGAAATGCCAGTATGGTTTGTGCAGCTTCTTAAATATTTAACTGCATGGCATATTTCAATTCCAATTACAGACCAAGTTGACAAGGCTCAATATTGGCAATCTGTTGCAGTTGGCGCACCAAGTGAAAATGGTCGTGGTGGCTATATGCGTACAGCAATGAACATTGATGGTCAAAATCAACCAACAAATAGCATTAAAGACTTTTCATTAATTGATGTAAGGAACTAGCACATGTCTCGCTTTGTTTCAATGCAGACAAACTTCACGTCAGGTGAACTAGACCCATTACTTCGCGCACGTGTTGATTTAACAACAACATATTCTAATGCTTTAGAAAAAGCTACAAATGTAGTATGCCAGCCACAAGGCGGCATTACTCGTCGTAGCGGTACGCGTTATATTACTGCGTTGCCTAATAGTGGAACTGAATCTGCTGGCAATGGCTCACGCTTAGTTAGCTTTGAGTTCTCTACTACAGACAGTTACATGCTGTGCTTTACACACAATCGCATGTATATATTTAAAGATGGCGCACTGGTAACTAATATTAATGCTTCTGGTAATAACTATTTAACTACTACTATTCCTTCATCAGCATTAAATGAGATGACATGGACACAATCTGCTGACACATTAATTGTTGTGCATGAAGATATGGTTCCAAAAAGAATTGTGCGTGGTGCAAATGATTCATCTTGGACGTTTAGTGATATATCATTTAATTCTATTCCAAACTTTGCATTTACTATTACTACTACTAATCCATCGGCAACATTAACTCCGTCTGCTGTATCTGGCAAAATTACATTAACAGCATCTGCAAGTGTATTTACATCTGCGGCTGTAGGCCAATACATTAATGCTAACCCACAAGGACGTGCAAAGATTGTGGAGTTTGTAAGTGGCACTGTAGTTAATGCAGTAACAGAGTTTCCGTTTTTTGGTACAGCAGCTATTGCATCTGGAAGCTGGAGCTATGAATCTGGTTATGAAAACGTATGGTCATCAACTAGAGGTTATCCACGCACGGCTACGTTCCATCAAGGCCGCTTATACTTTGGTGGTAGTAAAACTAGACCGTCTACTATCTGGGGTTCTAAAGTAGGATTGTTTTTTGACTTTGAATCTACAGAAGGCTTTGATGATGATGCTGTAGAAGCAACGCTTGATACTAATACATATAATGCGATTGTAGATATTATCTCTACAAAAGACTTGCAAGTATTTACAGTTGGCGGTGAATTCTTCGTGCCGCAACAAGGTCTTGACCCTATTACTCCATCAGCATTCTTTTTAAGTTCTGCTGGACGTAATGGTAGTAAGCCTGGTGTTCGTGTTCAACAATTAGAATCTGGCGTATTGTTTATTCACCGTCAAGGTAAGATGCTTAGTGAAGTGTCATACAACGATACGCAACTAACGTATGTTACAAGTAAGATTTCATTGCTGTCTGGACACTTGCTTAAAACTCCAAAGCGTATGGCATTACGTCGTGCTGTTGATACTGATGAAAACGATTTGTTATTTGTAGTCAATCAGACAGATGGCACTATTGCTGCTTACTCATTGTTAAGAGCGCAAAACGTTATTGCTCCATCTGAGTTTATTACATCAGGTGGTGAGTTCCAAGAGATTGGCGTAGACATTACTGACATTTATACAGTGGTTAAACGTACGATTAATGGTACGGTTCAATACTATATTGAAAAGTTTGAAGAAGGTTTATTAACTGACTGTGCTATTACTGGCGGTGCAGTATCGTCTATTACTGCTTCCCACCTAGTAGCAAAGACTGTAAACTTACTTCTTGATGGTTTGGTTCAAGCTGATAAAGTTGTGGGCGCTGGTGGCTCTGTATCAATTCCTAGACCATCTACAACAAGTTATGAGGTTGGATTGCCAATCTCTGTAATAGCAACAACAATGCCAGTAGATTTAAAATTACAAACTGGCACACGCGTTGGATTTAAAAAGCGTATTGTTGAAGTTAATGCAATGGTTTATCAGACACAGCACATGGCAATTAATGGCATTGAAGTTCCGTTTAGAACGTTTGATGCGTTCGGTGTGCTAGATGCAGACATTCCAGACTTTACTGGAACTAAAGTAGTGCATGGTATTTTAGGGTATAGTAACGAAGCTAAGATTACTATTACACAAAACTATCCACTTAAATTTACATTGCTAGGCATGGAATATAAAGTAGCAACACATCAGGGGACTTAGATGACTTGGGCAGTTACCGCAGTTAAATTAGCAGCACCTTATATATCAACGGCAGCATCTGTTGTTGCTATTGGTAGCCAGCTTATGTCTGCTAGAGGCTCAGTACAAACTGGGACAATTCAGGCACGTGGTTACAATTGGCAAGCAGCGCAGGCTTTATTAAAGTCTAAGCGAGAAGCGTTGCAATATGAACAGCAGGCTAACTTGTCGCTGGAGCGTTTATTACAAAGCAATGCAGCAGCAGTGGCTAGAGGCTTTGCTGGTGGCGTATCTGGGTTCTCTGGCTCAAGCAAGATTATTCAAGAGCGTAATGAAAAACTAGCTGGACGTGATGTACAGACATTAAAAGAAGGCGCTAAGACAGCATTGACGTTTGGTGCAATTGAAGCATCAATGTTACAAGAAGCTGGCGAAGCCGCAATCGAAGGTTCATACTTTGACGCAATGAGTAAGATTGGAAGTGCTGCATATACAGCATCACAAATTTGGCCTGGTGGTGGTAGCACATCAATTTCATCTGGGTCTAGTTCAATGAACTATAGCCCTGCTACTAACTTAGATAAATTCTATAAACCTGGCATTCAACTATAGAGATAAATATGGCTGACGCAATTAAATACCAACCAACAGGACGTGTCTTTTCAGACATTCCTTCTTTAAGTTTTGCCAATGTGCGTGAATCGTTTAAGCGCTCTGAGAGCATGTCTCAAAGCCTTGATAAACTTTCACAGTTTGCTGGTAAGTTTGCTGCTGAAAAGGTTGAAGAAGAAGCTGAGCAATGGGCTGTTAATAATGCTTACACATACGACCAGATATTACAGGCTCAACAAAAAGGTATTAGCGCAGATGATTTAATTGCATCTAGTGGCGGTGGTGCTATTTGGCAAAAAACCGTACGCAAGATTCAAGGAGAGCAATTGCGTATTGAACTTGAAGGTCTTGGCAGACAAGAACTTGCTGGCATTCAAGCTGCTGTAGAAACTAGACAGCTTACAGACCCTAATGAAATTGCAATGAAAATTGATGCAGTAAGCAAAGGCTTATTTGCGCCATTGCAAGGGTTGTCTCCAGAAGCGTATGTTAAAGGCAAAAATGCTTTTGGTTTACATGCTTCATCAGTATATAACGATGCTCGCAAAAAGATTGTTAGTGACATTAAGATTGCGGAAAGCATTAAGGCTGACCAAAACTATCAAGCTATTGTTGAGCTAGACAAAGCAACTATCAATAACTTAGCAGATGGCCCTGCATTATTAGCAGCTAAGAATCTTGGCGCTGAGCGTGTGTATGAGGCTTATGCTGCAAGTGGTGATACTAAGTTAGCTTATCAAAAGTCTCAAGAGTATAGAGCGCAGTACGATAAAACAATT